CTGGAAGCAGAAGCCTGTCATGGGCGCCGATGGCAAGCCCGTGATGGACCCGGCGACAGGCCGACCGCAGTCTGCAGGCCCGCACTATCTCGACATGGCCGAGGGCGACCAGCCCGGCTTCCGCCTCGTCGACCCGTGGGGCTTCTTCCCTGACATGGATGTGGCGCGCATCGAGGACGGCAACGGCGTCTTCGAGCGGCACCTGATGAACCCGAAGAAGCTGCGCGAGCTGCAGAAGCTGAGCAACTTCGACATCGATGTGCTGGCCAGGCTGCTGAGTTCCAAGCCGATCAGCAATGCGCCGGCCTACATCTCGCAACTGCGCAACATCCGCGGCGAGGCGCAGGCGGTTTCGGGTCCGGTCTACCACGTATGGGAATACAACGGGCCGCTCGAGCCCGAGCAGATGCGGACGCTGTCGATCGCGTTTGGCAACCAGGTGGCGTTCGACATGGTGGCGGACGTCAACCCGCTGCTCCAGGTCAACGCCTGCATCTGGTTCTGCGACGGCGAGGTGCTGAAGTTCGCGCTCTACCCGTACGACAGCGGCGAGACGATGTATTCCGTCTTCAACCTGGTGAAGGACGAGAGCTGCATCTTCGGCTACGGCATGCCGGCGATCCTTCGCGACCTGCAGTCAGCCTTCAATGCGGCCTGGCGCGGCATGATGGACAATGCCGGCATTTCGTCCGGTCCGCAGATCGTGATCGACCGCCAGACGATCGAGCCGGCCGACGGAGATATGCAGATCAGGCCGCGCAAGGTCTGGTACGCGATGAAGGGCATCACCAAGGAAAACCCACCCTTCCAGGTCTTTAACATCCAGAACAACCAGGCCGAACTCGCCAACATCATTGTGCTCGCCGAGCGGTTCATGGATACCGTTTCGCAAATGCCGCAGATCGCCCAGGGCGAGGGCGGCGCCATGCCGAAGGACACGCCCTACGGCTCGACCGTCCTGATGATGAACGCCGTCAACGTCGTGTTCCGCGACGGCATCAAGAACTGGGACGATGACGTCACGGTCCCCGATATCCGGCGCCTCTACGACTGGAACATGCAGTTTTCCAAGAAGGAGGAGATCAAGGGCGACTATGACGTGAAGGCGATGGGATCGTCGGTGCTGCTCGTGCGCGAGCTGCAGGCGACCAGCCTCATGACGATCGCCCTGCAGTTCGGCGCGCATCCGGTCTATGGCCCGATGCTCAAGAACCGCGACCTGCTGCGCAAGATCTTCCAGGCGCACATGATCCCGGCCAACGAAGTGATGCTCACCGACGAGCAGATCGACGCGGTGCTCGCCGCGGCCGCAAAGCAGGCCGAGCAGGATGCGAAGGCACAGGACGTCGAGACGATGCGCCTGCAGGCCCAGCGCGAGAAGATCAAGGCCGATGTCGAACTCGCCAACATGGAAGGCGACTACAAGCTGAAGATCGCGAAATACCAGCGCGACACGGCGATGATGCAGCTTGCCGGCCAGAGCAACCTGAAGCTCGAGGAAATCCGGGCCATGCTCGACAAGGAGGCCATGCAGATCGACCACAAGGAGCGCATGGCGGCGGTTGAGGCGGCCGTGACCCAGGCGCAGCCGCCGCAGCAAGCGACGGGTGGCGGGACGTTCTGATGATCGACATCGCGAGCGAGACCTGGTCGGAGATCAAGCAGCGCTGCCGAGCGCGGATCGATCTGGCCACTGGTCTGCTGATCAAGTCCGGCGTCGACCAGCGAGTGGCCGACGAGGCGCGCGGAGAGATCGCGGCATACCAGGACATCCTGGCGCTTGCCGAGCCGCTCAAGGTCCAGCTGACGGGCGACGCGCCGAAGAGCAAAGACCGTTCGGGGTACTAAACGAGGAAGAACCCATGGCAACCGAAACCACGACGGCCGACAAGCCGATCGACGAACAGCCGAGCGCCGACGAGCAGGCCGAGGCCGAGAAGATTTGGGGCGAACTGGTCGCGGCCGACGAGGCTGCAGCAGCGAAGGACACCGGCAAAACCGAGCCGGCAGCGGACGATTTCGAGACCGTCTCGACTGAAACGACCGAAACAGTTAAGGGTGACAAATCCGAAGGCGAAGACACGTCGGCCAAAGGGACTGCCGAGCAAGGCACTTCCCAGCAGCAGCCGGCCTCAGACGCCAAGGGTGAAGACATCTGGGCAAACGCGCCCCCCGAGCTCCGGGCCGCGCACGAAGCCGAGGTGGCTGCAATCCGCAAGACCGCCAATGACGCGAAAGCGCAAGCCGGTCGGATGCGGAAGCAGTACGAGGGGTTGAAAGCCTCTGCCGGCAGGGCGGCAGACCAGCAAAGCCCCAAGATTGGCGACACGCTCGACCAGAGCCTCGCCGACTATCCCGAGATCGCGAAGCCCGTGAAAGACGCGCTCGCACCGATCGAGAAAAAGCTTGAAAGGCTCGACCAATTCGAAGCGTCCGAACGGGCGCTGCAAACCGAAGAGGTTAACGAGCACATCAGGCGCGAACAGACGGTGTTGGCGGGTAAATATCCGAATTGGGATAAGGACTTCGTCGAGGGGCCGCGCGCAAAACAGTTTTACGACTGGGTCCAGGACCAACCGCGCGCCATCCGAGAGACGGTCTTCGTCACCAACAAGGATCACATCTTCGACGGCAGAGCCGCGATAGACGTGTTCGACGCCTTCTCCGCTCATCTGGAAGCGCTTGAGAACCCGAACCCGCCCGGAAACGGGCAGTCGCAGGAGCTCAGTGCCAAGCGCGCAGCGCAGTTGGACGGAACGCGATCTCCCCGAACGCCAGGCGGTGCGCCGCGGATCAACGGGATACCTCGCGACGGTGACGCCCAGACGATCTGGAACGCCTTTCCCGACGACGATGCAGATGCACGCCTCATGAGAGGCCGCCGCGCGTAAGGGGTGACTGAGCGGTTCCGCTGAGGACCGCTTCAATGACGACTACCGCTTACAATTCGCCGGGCATTTCCCAGCGCACCAACGTCTACGCTGAAAGGCAGATGCTGCGCTGGGCCAAGCCCATCATGGTGCTCGAAAAGCTGGGCCTGCCGAAGCAGATGCCCCGCAACAAGAGCGACACCATCAAATTCCGTCGCCCGCGTGTTTTCGCGGCCGTCAACGTGCCGCTCGTCGAGGGCGTCACTCCCACCGCAACTGCCTTCGGGTACGAGGACGTCTCGGTCTCGATGAAGCAGTACGGCATGGTCGTCGAGATCACCGACAAGATCGAGGACATGCACGAGGACCCCGTCCTCAACGATGCCACGGTCCAGTGCGGCGAGAACATCGGGCGTACCATCGAGGCGCTGAATTACGCGGTTGTGCGCGCCGGCACGTCGGTTTTCTACACCAACGGCACCGCCCGCACCGACGTCAACACGCCGATCAGCGTGAACCGCATCCGCGCTGCCATCCGCTACCTCGATGCGCAGAAGGCGATGAAGATCACCAAGATCCTGTCGGGCTCGGACAACTTTGCCACGCGCCCGGTGGAAGCGGCTTACGTCGCGGTCTGCCACACCGACATCAAGGCGGACATCCGCAACCTGCCTGGCTTCACGCCGGTGTCGGAGTACGGTACGCGCAACCCGATCTCGGAGCACGAGTTCGGCAGTGTCGAGGAAGTGCGTTTCATCACTTCGGCCGACCTGGCACCGTTCACCGACGCCGGCGGCGCCAAGACCGGCGTATCCGGGCTGATGGTGTCCACATCGGGCACCTCGGCTGACGTCTACCCGATCATCATCTTCGGGCAGGACGCGTGGGGCCATGTCGCGCTGCGCGGGCAGGGCGCCGTCTCGCCGTCGATCATCCCGGTCGGCCAGAAGTCGAAGAGCGATCCGCTCGGCCAGCGCGGCTACGTCGGCTGGAAAACGTATCACGCGGCGCTGATCCTCAACCAGACCTGGATGACGCGCATCGAGGCGGCTGCGACCAACCTCGGCTGACCGCTGACGATTTGCCGGGCGGCGGGGTGACCTGCCGCCCTTGAAACAACACAGCCCGGCAACCGGGTTTCTTCAAGGAGCCTCATCCCATGATGGGCGGACACGTCAAAATCGGCACTACCGTCGGCAACGGTGCTGCTCTTTCCATCGAGCTCGGCTTCGTGCCCGGCTTCGTCATGC